GTGTTGACTCGGAAGAACACCGTCGCAGGGGCCGGCACGCCACCGACGTCCGACGTCCCTACGATATTGAGCACGAGCTGGTCACTCGTCAGGCCAACCAGAACCTGAACGGGAACGGCGAACGCGAACACCTGTGGGCTTGATGTGATCGGTTCACCTGGAGTACAAAAGGAGCCGTTGCCTTCATAGATGACCGAGGACGTCGCGCCGGTAACCCGCAGCAATTGCACCTTGAATTCGTAGACGTGACCGGCGATGCCGCCGCTCATCTGGCAGTTGACCAGGACGCCGACGTTGCCGGCGTTCCACGTCAGTAGGCCCGGCACGTTCGCGAGCGAGATGAACGGTAGCCGCGCCATGCCGGTCCAGTAGTCGGCACCCGGCGGTGGGAACGGCAGCGTGATGCTCGACATCTGAGAGCCGCCATATGCCACCTCCAGCACCGCGCCCGCCGATGCGTTGCCCGATGTGACCTCGACGAAATACCCCAGGATGTCGCTCGCATTGCCGCCAGGAATGGCCGTCACAGGGACCGATACATTCAGCGCCGCCCAACTGCCATTGGTCGGAAGATTTGCTACGTTGATCAGCGTACCGTACTCCGCGATGGTATCCTCGACGTTGGAAGCGTCGCTGCGAAACAGTACAAGCGTCAGCGGGAACGGTGACCCATCGTATCCGCCGGGCAGAGATGCGATGCGGGCGTAGATGGTGACGGGAGCGGTTCCTCCCGGCCAGGAAACGAGATTGGGGTAGCCGGCATTCCCGAACGCTATTGTAGCACCGCTTCCGCCGGTCCCTTCGCCGCCGCCTCCAACACTCGTGAACGTCTGGGACAGAAAGCCGCTTCCGCTCGGCGGGGTAGTGCCGAGAGTGCCATCGGCGCACGCGTAGAACGTGGTGACGTTCGGTTCGTACGCCGCCTGGACGAAACTGCCGCTCGCCGGGTACACGCTCGTGAGCGATCCCACGTTCAAGTAGCTTGATCCTTCTCCGGTCGGTGGCATGATCGTGAAGTTGCCGGCGTTGTCTGGCACCGCGTAGAGGGTGGACGTCACGGCCGCGACGGGGCCAGCCGGGTGCTGGTGCGTCCCCTTGGCGCTGGTCTTGTCCGCCGGGTCACCAGGCGAGCCCGCGCCACCGTCGACCGTCGGCGTGGCGGTCGAGAGGTTGACGCCGCTGCCTCCCGCCACCAAACTCGTTTCGACATTGGTAGCCGCCCCGGTCCCGATGCCGAGGTTGACTACGATGGCCGATGTGCTTGTCGTCAGTACCGTCAGAACGAGCCGCAGACGCGTCGTGGGGTCAACGGAAAACTGCGGTTGTGGCCACAGCAGCACCGTCTCGCACCAATCATTCGTCGCAATGTCGCCGGAGTAGTAGGGGTCGACGGCCTGCTGCCGCTGCCCGATGGTGACCAGTACGACCCCGCTGGCGTTTACCTGCTGCAACGTCGCCTGGACGCCATACAGTACGTCCAGGGGCTTATGCTCGCTCTGAGTCCACAGATGCAGCACCATCTGCTGCGCGGGCCACAGCGCAAGCCCTGGGCATCCTGCGGGCATGGTGGCGGTGATGACGGCGGGCGCGCTCGCGCTTGCACTAACGGCGATGACGCTGAAGTCCGGCTGTTCTGCCACTAGGGCAGGCGTGTCGTCGAGATACCAAATGGCGCGACTCAGGTAGCCGGCAACGGCATCGCCGACGACCTGCCATGGAGTGGCCGGAATTCCCAGCACGCCCGCTATGGCCTGCCCTATTTCGGCGCCGTCGGTCGACATGCGCTACCCGGTGCCGGCTGCCCCTATGGCGATGACGGTGCCGTGCATGCCGGCAGGAGGCGCGCCCTGTGAGATGTTGACCAGCGACGGCACAATATTGCATCCGGTGTTCCCGAGCGGCACCACCGACGTAACCTCATTGGCGGCATCACATGTCGATACCGCGTAGGGTGTAGAGCCAGCAGCAAAGGCGGAATCATAAGCGATGGTCTTGTTTGTCGGATATGCGCCCGAGTAGGGGAACGCGAAATACTCCCAGCAGAGCTGGAAACCGTTAAGACGGAAGGTTCCGTAGGTGCTTTGAACGTTCACCTTCACACCCAGTGCCGCCAGCATGGCGGTCAAGAGCGTGGACGGAAAAGCGTTTGACCACATGTTGACCAGCGGGGTCGAGATGGCCGCAGGCAGCCACGTCACACCGAATACCTCCCAGTTACCGAAGCTGGGCGGGGCAATCCCGGTGATCGGAGACGTGGCGATGCACTGATAGACGGTGCGATTGGGAATCTGGACGACGTCGCCCACCGCATATGTCTGCAGGGAATCGTAATCGGCGATGCTTCGCTCCATCATGTACGCCGCAACTTGGCCTAGCCAGTTCAGCGCCCAGTTGAACCACTGATAGGGCGGAGCCGCAATCGTTGGCGTGAAGCCGGCGGCTTGCTGTCCGGTTGATGGCTGGGCGATATCTCCACCTGCCGCCCCGCTCGCCCATGGTGCAAAAATTGAAGGCTTGGACATTGGATCTCCTTAGACGAAAGCTGAAGCCCAGACGCCGGTGGTGATGTTCCACCCGACACCGCCGAGGCTCAGTGGGGTGTGGGTGATGTCGTTGACGTCGCTGAAACTGTAGACGTCGGTGCGCGGCTGCCACTGAAAACCCAATTCAACGCCGGCCGGGCGTGGTAGGAGCGCATAGGGTAGATTGCTGCGTCCCGTTTTTAGATGTAGCAACGAAAGCTGCGCGGCCGATGGTGCCGCCGGGCCAGGGCCGGCGACGTAGTAGATCAGCGTGATCCGCACCGTCATGTGCCCAAGGTCTTCCGTGAGCAACTCAATCGGGCTCGTGCAGGAGCCGCCGGCTGTCAGGGATGCCGCGCAGGATGGGTCGAAAATCCACCATAGCCCAAGTCGGAGGCTCGGCATGTTGGCGACGGCGCTGTTGCGAAATCGCTTGGCCTTCACGAGTGTGCGAAAATCCGAGTCAGACAACACCGTCCCATTGGGCAGCGTGCTGGTCACCCCCACCATGTTGCCGATGATTTTGAGCTGGTCACCGATTGCGCCATTGGTGTTGGCTGGATACGTGGCCCCGCCGTCAGGCGTGTACGTGATGTCGTCGTCGATGTTCAGTACGCGCGCAAGACGCTGAAAGAGCGCATCTAGGTCCTTCCCCATCGAGTAGATGCCCGAGAGCAACCCAATCAGCTTCGGGCTGTTGACGTATTGGGAAATCAGGCGACCGAGCCCCTGCGTGGTCGGGTCTCCGACGGTGCCGACGAAGTCGATAGTTGGGCTGCTCATGGGTTACCCGTATATCGCGAACGTCACATTGGTCGAAAGGAACTGCGCGTACTGGTTGAACGCGATTGGCAGCGAACTCCCAGACGCTAGCCAGGAGATACTGCCTCCCGATACCGTTCCGAGCTGCATCCCGGTATCGGCGAAGTCGAACCCTGGAACGCCAAGAAACGATCCGAGCACTTCTTTCCAGGACACAACGCCTGCGCTGTTTCCGCCGAGTGGGGTATTCTGCGGAGTGGCTCCCCATGCTGCGATAGCATTTGCAATCTGTGCTTGCCCGTCGCTCGGCCAGCCAGCGCGAGTCGTGATCGGCACTCGCACGTGAACGGCTATCGGGGTGCCCAAGTCGTAGGTGATGATGTGCGAGTTCCCCTGCTCGTCTGTCGCGGTCCCGGTGGTCCCGCCCTGCATGCCACACCCCGGCGGTTTCATCGCGTAGATATTGTCGACCACGTGCTGGGCGACGCCTGCCCCCTGCATGGCCACAATGACCCGTATGCTGTTTGGGTTGAGCGTCCCGCCACCAGCGAACGACCGGGGCAATGAAGTGTTGTTCTCCCAGACCGCCGCTTGCACCACATCAGTCGGCATGTTGTTGAGTGCGCTGTCGAGAGCATCCGCCATGCCCTGCGCCGCCATACCAAAGCTCTGTTGGCGCCGAATGCGGATATTCGGGTCGCCTTCGCTCACGTAGCCGGTAGTGGCCGCGCTATCGACCGTCACGCCCGTCATCCCGGTGATGACGCTGAGGGCCTTCATGGTATCAGTGGTCAAGCATTGGGTGGCACCGTTGACCGTGCAAATACCCCAGACACCAGACGTAGCGCCACCACCGCTCACGACGGCCCCCGGCGTCTTGGTGCCACCACTGAGCGTGTAGATTTGCGACCACTGGGCGGTCGTGCCGTCGGCACGTGTATTTTGCAACAACGTTCCCGTCGGGATAACAGTTCCTGGCGCGCCCGTGAACGTCACGGGCACCGACGACGGCATGCCGCCATTACGAGTGACGTTGTTGAGCGCCGCGATGTTGGTCAGCATCTGCCCGGTGGAACCGTTGGGGTTCGATAGGCCCTGGTAGATGTCGTAGCCGTTGCCCTCGAGGTCGCTAAACATCTCGGCCACGCCACCGATGATCTGGCCATCAGGAGAGCTGGCACTGGTGTCGAGGCTTGCCCCGTAGGCGGTGGCCCACAGCACATTGAGATCCGAGATGATGTCCGTCATGGGCACGCGGGTCCACCCGGTGGACGAAATGGCAGACGCGAATCGACTCATGGGATGGACTCCTGGATGGTGAATGGGCCGCCGTTCATCGTCACGCCATTGGCCGTACAAGTCGCGGAGCGCTTGGCGTGGTTGAAGATGAACTCGAATGACGAAATACTGACCACGCCATCGACTGCAAGGATAGTCGACTTCAGCCACGCTTCCGCGTAGGCCGGGTCAGCGGGGAAGCTGCCCAGGATGGGCGTGACGTTGGGTGCGTTGGCGTTCGGCATCCACGGGATGCCCGCGCTCACGTCGAGAAACCATTCGCCTAGGTTGAGTTTGACAGCGCAACCGACACTCTGCTGAATGGCGGCGTCGCCAGTTAGGATCACGCTGGTGATATCACCGGCCACCAGCTTGCGCACCATCAGACTCATGGCCCCACCAAGACAGTTTGAGAGAGCCCGGCGGCCGCGCCGTAGACGGCGTGTGTCCCGCCCATCGGGCACGGACAGGCACCGGTGATGACACCATTCAGTTGCGGCGTGGCCCCCGGAGGCGCGTTCAAGAGAATCTGCCGACCCGTGATGCTGGTTGAGTCGCTGGCCGCCACCGTAACGGCGCCGGTGGCGTTGACCAGCACGTTCCCGCTACCGTCGATGCTGACCTTGCTGGCGTTGGTGGTGCTCCGCAGTTCTACGGCCGTCGTGCTGATGTTGCCCGGCACGTTCGGCACGCTCGATACGCCCACCTGCACGAATGCGTCCGAGAGGTCGTGTGTCCGGTACTCGGCCGGCGGCTGGGCCTGACCGTCGCCCAGTCCGATGCCGTTCTGCCACCAGAGGTCGATGGCGCGCTCGCTGAAGTACAGCACGCACTCGTCTCCGGCCACAAGTGGGAAAGTCAGGGTGAAGCCGCCTCCACTTGGAAAGCAGACCGGGCAGTCCACCAGGGTCGGCAAGTCCACGTAGCCCTTGCTGCGGTACAGTCGCTGAATCGCCGGCTTGACCGTCGCGGTCTTCTTGGTGGCGTCGTAGCTCACGATGGCGCCCGGCATGCACGTGTGGACATCGAGCAGCCGCGCCTCGATGCGTGCATTCTCGGCCGCTTCGGGGTCGTCCGTCATGGCCTCTTGGTCTTGAACTTGTTCGAGGAGGGTGGGGTCCATCGGTTATCCTAAAGCAAGTCGCCGTCAGGCGTGGTTGAAACAGGCATGCCCTTGCTCGATGGTATCGGTTGACTGAGACCGACACAGCGACACTCGCTATACCAATCGCCGCCGCACGTGTCTCCCACGTGGCGAACTGCAAACACCTTGTAGACGCCGTCTGGATCGAGCCGCACCGGCGTCTTCGGTCCCTTGGCCTTGCGACTCTGGCCCGTGAGGACGCGCGACAAGTGCTTCATCTTGACGTCGTTGTTCTTCAGCCAGAGCTTCCCTCCGGCCACGATGCGCGGGTCCAGCATGACCTTGATGGTGATGCCCTTGTCGTTCACTTCTGGCGTTTCCAGCAGGCCTGTCTCGCTCGAAATCTCGATGGCCTGCGCGGGCGAGACCACCGAGTCGACTGGAATCATTGTGAGTGCCCCGTCCTGGCTGGACCAGTGGCCGTCGTTCTCTTTGGCGATGCGGTCCATCACGTCGCGCGCGAGCCCCACGTGGGTCTTGCCACGGATGCGCTTGCGGTTGATGTTCTTGCCCGCGATGTGGCCCTTGATGGTGGCCTGCATGGTTTCGAGCAGCTTGTCCATCACATCGGCGTCGCTGTGGTTCGCCTGAAGCGTGAAGTTCACAATGGCGTTGCGGAAGTCCTTGTCGCCGTCGCCAGCGTTGATCTCGCCGACGTGATCATTCCCCTCGCGGTAGAAGTGGGTGAAGCGGATGTTGCCACGGAACACCAGCCGCATGGCACCCTGGCCGACGTACCCGCACTGAACGATCAGGTCATTGTACTCGGCGTCGATTTGCTTCTCGTGCGCCTGGGTCAGGTTGTAGACCTTGATCAGCGCCTGGTTTGGCGTGCGGTAGATGGTCTTCTGAATGTCGAACGTGATGCGCAGACCGGGCGAGCCGTCGCTCTGCACGCTGCTGATCAGCAAGCCATTCGAGGGGCTGACGTTGCCATCGCCGTTCTTGCCCACGATGACCTGCGCCTGCCGCAACCACTTGTTGCCCTGCTGCTGCGGGGTCTGGGCGTTTACGGCCGAGAGAGTGGTGCCGGTTGAGCCGATCACGTGATGGTCTCCCCCGGCGCCAGGTACGCCACGATCACGCGGTTTCCCAGGTCATCGTTGAACGCTCCCAGTGGGTCAGCGTCGGTCGATTGCAGGACGGGCGCTACGCTGCTGGTCGCCGCGTTCTTGAGCGCTGCCTGGTAGGCCGTCAAGGTCACGAGCGCGGCGGCGGGCGTGGGCGCCAGGTCCACCGCGTACAGCGAGCCAATGCCCAGCCCGTACGGGGCCAGTAGGTCACAACCCAGGAGAATCGGCACACCCGACGCCAGTGGGTTTCCCGTCACGCCGTCCGCCAGGTCGAAACTCCACACGCCGTTTCGGTCGTTGTAGTTGGTCGTGAACTGGTACTTTGCCCCGTTCAGTGTTGTGGTGAACGTGCGAAAGGGCGTCGAGTTGAAGGGGATGATCAGCATTACTCGGCCACCCCGGTGGACTGAGACAGGATTGAGATCTGCGCCTGCGCTTGATTGTGTACTGCCGCAGAGGCCTCATTGGCCGCATCGATGGCCTCCTGGTCACCGACTTTCTCAGGCGGCGCTGCCTTGCGCTTCACCGGCTTGGCGCGCGGCGGGTAGACGACCGTCGACGTGGTGGCGAACGTCACCTGGTGGAGATTGATCGTGGCCTTCAGGATGCCGCCGCTATCGACTTTCTGCTCGGCCGAGCCGGTCTCGAACATCATGTTCTGGTAAAGCTCCAGCCCGGTCTGAATCGTGAACACCTGAAAGCTTTTGGCCGCCCGCTTGATGTAGCCCCAGGCGCTGACCGAACGGCGCCCACTGCCCGAGTAGAGTAGCCCTTGGCTGACCGCCAGGTCCGTCACGTTGTAGACGCCTGCGGGGTCGCCCGATTGGTGGGCCAGCATTGGAGTGTCGGAGACCGCTACTTCGATGGTCAGTCTGTCGGGCTTCGCGTAGGCGTGGTCAGCCATAGACACGCCCGTCTCGACCGGGTTCTCCGTGATGGCAATCTCGAAGTCATGGCGCTCGCTCAGCGTGGCGTCGAAGATCATCACGACGTCCTCGGCGTCGCCACTCGCGGGCAAGCTAGTGTCCTGCGCGAATGCGATCTTTCGTTGGATGAGGGCGAGCTGGGACATCACCAACTACCTGGATCAGCGTTCTTCTTGCTCACGCGGGCCGCGTCCTTGCCGGTCGCCTGAGCCTCCCGCACGAGGTGGTGCTTGATCTTCTTCGCGCCCCGCTTCCAATCTTCGTCAGTCATCTTCGCGCCGCCGTGGACATGGAGATTGATTTCACCGACGGTTGTGGTGTTGGTCACGTCTCCCGCTGCGCCTCCCCCGTCTCTCCAACGTTGCATCGTCTTGGCGGAAGGCTTGAGCCAGCTCGGCGTTGTTTCTTCCTTGAAGAAGTTCTTCTGCGTCTCGCCCGGAACTTGTTTCCCCATGACGGACGCAATGAGGACCCTGGAATTGCGAGCGTGGAGAAACACATCCTTGTCCATCTTGGCGATGCCGGCGCCGAAAACGTTGAGCAACGAGATAATGGGGTTCACCATGTCGGCGACCGAGTTGAACATCCCGTCCATGACGTCGTCCCACCAGTCGCTAATGGCCGTCCAGTTGCGCTGGAGTTCTCGACCGGCTTGGATCATTTCGTAGACACCCAACACCATCAGACCGGCTGGACCGCTCTTGAGCTGGAACGCCACAAGAGCCGCGCCCAACACCGCGAGTGCGTCCTCCATGGTCCCAACCGCCTCGGGAAAGTGATTCTTCATCCACCCGGTCACTGACTTTCCGCCACGTGAGAAGCTCCAAAGATCTTCCGCCACCAGCAACAGCGCGCCCAGCAGGCTTCCCCGAATGAGGTTGTTCGTTCCCTTCATGGCCAGCGTGATGCCGGCAAATCCAAGCGCCGCCGCCTTTGCGTGCTTGGCCACAAATGTCAGGATGCTGGCCAACTCGTTGAAGATATTCTTGAGCTTGCGGATGTTGTTCTCGTTCTTGGCCCACGCGATTGTGTTGGAAAGGAATGCGTTGACGGTCGGCATTAGGCCAACTGCGATCCGGTCTTTCAGTTGCGTGACGGCAGCCTCGGCCTTCTTGAACCCTCGCTCTGTCTGAAGGGCGGCCGCGTAGTCACGATCAGCGAAGGGAATGTCCTTGAGGGCCGCTTCCCGCAGACGGTCGAATTCGGCCCTGCCCTTGCTCATCAGCTTCACGGTCGCGGCATCGAATCCCAGTCGAGAACCTAGCGCGAGCTTCTGGCCAAGGCTGGGGAGCTTCTGCAACTTGTCCGCCACGTCTCCCAGCAACTGTTCGACCGGCTTGACCTGACCGTGCGTGTCCTTCACCTGGATGCCGAACCGCTTGAACAGCATGGCGCCGCGGCCGATGTGCTGCGCGGCCTGACCAGCCATGATGGTCATCTGCCGCAGGCCCTGCTCCATACCTTCGAGACTTCCGCCGTTCTCGCGCGCCACCTTTCCGAGCGCCGCCACCGACCGAGACGACAGCCCCATCTGCTCGGAAAACTCTGCGATGCCTCCCATCCGCTCGGATGTGCCACGCACGAGGCGTTCAATCCCGTAGATGCCACCCACCGCCGCAGCTCCCATCGCCATCATGCCGGTTCTGAGACTCTGGATCTTTTGGGCAAACCCCTCCATGCCCTTCGGGTCAACGTCGAAACCCAAGCGCACGAGCAGGCTATCAATCACTGTCGCCATCTAGTCTTGCTTCCTCGCGGCTTTAGCCCGTCGCTGCATTTCCTCTTCCATATCCATGGCCTCGTGGGCGTTCAGTAGCCACGCGAGGTCATACGTGCGAGGCCCTGTCTCCGCGAGCTGCCAGTATTCGCAAAGCTTTGGGTCTCGCATCACCGGCCTCCAGATTCGCCAGTCCACGTTGTCGGACTTGACGGGTTCTATGTTTTCGGTTGAGTCGCTGCGCTCGAAGCAGTAGGGCTTCCTTCGCCTAAAGGGCTGACGTTGTGTTCAACCGCCGCCATGAACGCCTCCCAGATGTCTCGCGGACGGTCGGCGAACGTCACGTTGAGGTCTGTGATTGTCGCGCCTTCACATGAGCAGTGGTTGAATACCATGGTCATCAGACGAACTAGTTCACCGTGCGTGAGCTTCCCGCACACGCCGCCCAATCCCTCCGACACTTGGGCGTTGCCGAGAGCCAGCTCCAAGTCGAGTGCCTCGATGGCCGAACAGCGGCTGATGGAGAAGAGCCGCCCGCCAATGGTCTTTTGCAGCGCCATCGGTTAGGCCCCCAGCGATTCGGCGGCCAGTGTCGCGAGACCCGCGAAGGTCGGCGCGCCCAGCAGCTCCAGCCCGTTGGCGAACACCATCACCCACTCGGCCACGTTGGCTTTGCCACCGCGGTTGATGTCGGCGTGCTTCTCGATGTAGCCGAGCGTCGTGGTGGCGCTGTCGTTTCGGTAGCTGTCCTGCCAGAGGGCAGAGACAGGCACCAGGGTATCGAGTCGGTCCTGGGCGGCTGACAGCTTGCTCAGTAGGCCGTTGCTCGGGCTGGTCTGCATGAGCTTGATCGTCATCTTGACCCGCTTGTCGGCATTGAGGCTCACCACCACATTGCCGTCGACGCCCGCTTCGCTCTCGGCCGCGGGTGACATGCGTTCGATCTTCAGCACGTCGTCGCCCGTCGCCCATCCCGTGACTTCCACTCCGTTGATCAGGAGGTGGTTCTTTCGCCAATCATAAAACCGCATGGTGGTCTCCTATCGCTGGAAGATGATGGTTGGTGCGACGTACTGGAGGGCGCCGGCGCCCACCATCGCAATGGTGATGGCCGGCGCCTGACGGGCCGCCCGCTGTGCAGTCGTGAGAGTCGAGACGGGCGCGCCGTAGACGTAGTAGCCGTCCGCCAGGATGTCGCCGGTGCTGATGTTGCCGAAGCCCTGATAGTTCCACGCGCCGGGAGCGCAAAGCCCGTTGCTGCGCGCCTGCGCGAGCGTCGGCAGCATGCCCTGGATGATCATCTGGGTGCCGACGTCCGTGAGGGGAACCTTGCCAGGAACCTGTTGCATTACATTGAAGATGCCGGTCTGGAGGTTGGCTAGCAGCCAATCGAGCGCGCACCCTTCGTCTTCCCACTTGCCGTCAGACGCTACGCCGAAGGCCAGCATGGAGGTCGTCCCGAAGGTCTGGTACACGTTGCCGTTGAACCCGGTAGTGACGCCGGGGATGTTCGAAGAGGGGCCGCAGATGACGCCCATCTGCGCCTGGGTCATGGCCGAGCTGGAGACGCCGTACAGCGTCTTGAACATGCCGGTCTTGAGACCATTCGGCTGTGTGTACTGCGTGGTCATGTAGAGGGCCATCAGGCCCGCATGCCCGCAGGCGTTCGCGTCGCTGGCGGCCGACGTGTAGATGCCACAGGCCCGCGGGGTGCTGACGCCGTTGGTGACGCCGGTGTAGCCGCTCAGAAAGGCCAATAGGTTGGTGGGCGGGCTTCCCGGCGCGAGGCAGTCCGTCTCCTGGGTGACGAAGAAGAACCGCATACCGTTGGCCTGGCACCATGCCGCCACCAGCTTGACGTTCGCTGCCGTGGTGGCCGGCTCACACGCGACCCCGTAGAACCCCGGATCGTAGTTGAGAATGGCCGTCATGGCAGCGGTGATGTTGGCGTCGCCCGTCAGATACAACCCAACCTTGAGAGTCGCGGGCGCGGGCGTCTGACCGAAGTAGGCCGCGGCGAAATTCTGCAAGGCAGTGTCGGATCCGAAGTCCGTCGTGATGGCGGCGACGGTCGAGTAGGACGCCGTCCGCTGGCCTGTAGTCCAGTTGCTGGGCAGTGCCTGGATGGTCGTGACGACCAGGCCAACACTGAAGTTTGGCGCCTGTTGCGGCGTCGCCGACAACTGCAACGTCATCGGGACAATGAGATTCAGAGATTGTGTACTCATGGTGAGGTTACCCCTATTGGTTGTGTGATGAGTCCCGAAGAACCAGCGAATTTCAGGCTTCCGCTCATGAGCGCCATTGTCGCGACGCTGACGCTCTCACGATTCACGATCACGAACTCGACGTCGACGGACCCGCGGTCATCCCAGACGGCGCCGTCAATGAGGGCCGAGACGTTTCGGGCGCGACCAATGCCGTCGGTGTTGAGCCCCAGCCCCATCGTCTCCATGAGCTGCAGCATGGGTTCGGTCGACAGCATCGCGCCGATGCGGGCCGCCTTGTCGAAGGCACCTAGACCGAAGGGAGAAAGCCCCGCGCCGTCAATCGTCTGTGTGCCCTGGCTCGGGACTGCATGGCGGAAGAACTGAATCGACGCCACGAACGTGTAAAGGTTGTCCAGATTCTGAGTCACGGACGAGGCCGTGCCGGGCGTGTATTCCAGTGCCCACGAACCGAAATCCGCGTCCTGCGAGATGATCTTGACGGTCGCGAACTCGCCGCCCTCCACGCCCGTCGGGTAGGGCTGGTCACTCGGCCGCACACTGTTGGCTGGCATTCCGTAGGCCGAGCGCACCAGATACCGCACCAGGTACGCGCAAGCGTCGGTGAAGTTATTGATACTCATGGCCCCACCGGGATAGCGCCAGGGGGGTAGCGATGAGCGATGAAGCGCGAGTAACCCTTGCTGGCGTAGTTGTCGATGCTGAGGATGCGGTAGTTCTTCCCGCTCACCTGCAAGATGTCGGGGAGCTGGCTCGCACCGTCGCCCGCGCTCACGTCGTCGAGTGTGTAGAACGCCATGCAGTCAGACAGACGCACGCCCTCGGGCAGCAACTTCGCATCGTCGTCGCTGGGAGGCTGAACGCAGCCGACAACTGAGGCGGTCGAGTAGGTATTGCTCGCTACGCCTTCCTGGCCAAGCGTCGTGATGGCCCGAAACCTCGTGATGGTCTGGACGAAATCCGGGTCATAGGCGAGTTCGGCGACGCTAATCATTCGATGACCCTCGCGTTGGCGGACTGTTCACCCTCGCGCACGTAGGTAATGGACTGAATCAGTTGCCCGGTGTCGATGAGCGGCTTCGAGCTGCCCTTGCGGTCGATGGTCGACTGCTTCAGCGGCTCGAATGGCCCCTGGCGAATCTTGCGCTTGACCTCTCCGGTCGCCACCACGCCCAGCATGTCGAGCGACTGGTCGACCGTCTTGCTACCCAGCACCACGGCCCGCAGGTTTGCCTCGTTGAGCCGATTGAACTTCGGCACGCCCTCGCGAATGCCACCGCGAAGAAACGAACGCTCTGGGATACCTTGCTCAGGAGATCCGAACTCGTGGACGGCCGCCACCATCGCCAGGGCAGTACCACTTTCGACAATCCTGTCAGGTGAGCCGGCCTTTTTGACCCGCTGCTTCGCCTTCGCGCCCTCAGGCACGCCCACCAGCACGCCCTTGTTGCAATCCT